TTGTCCATTCAAAAATCAAGATGAATGGCGTTATCTTAAACAAACACCGGAGGAATGGGATGACGCTGTAGATTTTGATAATTCTCTACGAACTCTGCCTCATTTAATTGCTCGTTTCCGAGGCACCCCATTTTTGCACAAATCCAAAGTTCCGTTGTCGGAAGCAGACATAAGAACAGATGAAGAAAAAGGAATCTACGATTTGTTCGGCGATAACTTTGGTCAAGAATGTGAAGGAATGTGCGGGATTTGATACAAACTCCACAATTGACCTTAGTCCTTGGCGATTGCAGAGAGATGCTGTCAAAACTTGATATTGATTACGAAAAAACAATTTTTGTAAGCGACCCCCCGTTCAACATTGGGTATCACTACGACACCTATGAGGACGACATGACCGAAGACGATTACTACACTTTTCTCCTTGAAGTGTTCGGAACCAACAAGCAGGTAATTGTCCATTATCCAGAGGCGCTTTACCGACATTCCTACAACATCGGAATTTTCCCTGACAGGGTTGTGAGTTGGGTGTACAACTCAAACACCGCCAAACAACATAGAGACATTGCATTTTTTGGAGTTCGTCCAGATTTTCGCAAAGTTGGGCAGGATTACAAAAATCCTTCAGACAAAAGAATTGCGAAACGGATAGCAGAAGGCAAAACAGCAAGACTTTACGACTGGTGGGAAATTAACCAAGTCAAAAATGTGAGTTCAGAAAAAACAGAACACCCTTGCCAGATGCCCTACGAAGTTATGCGTCGAATAGTAGGAATTCTGCCTGAGGGCTACACAATAATTGACCCTTTCATGGGGAGTGGAACAACTGGTCTAGCCTGTAAAGAACTAGGGAGAAACTTTATCGGTATTGAACTAGACGAAAAATATTTTGAGATTTCAAAACGGAGACTTAATGTCTAACATTCACAAAAACATAGAACACTTGGCTATTCCACTCACCGAACTTGTTCATCTAGAGAACAACCCACGGAAAGGCAACATTGACGCAATTGTTGCCTCTTACAAAGAGTTTGGTCAAGTAAAACCCATCGTCATTAAAGACAACGGCGATGGAACCTCAACAATTATCGCAGGCAACCACCAATACGAGGCAGCCAAAAAACTCGGATGGGACAAAATTGCTTGTGTCAAATTTGAAGGAGATACAGAAAGCGCAATTGCTTACGCTTTGGCAGATAACCGAACGAATGAACTAGGAACGACAGATAGCAACATGCTGTTTGAACTCCTTGGAGAAGTCGGAGAGCAATATGACAATTTGATAGACGCACTCGGATGGGACGAGTTTGATTTAGCCTCAATGGAAGGCGAGTATTACCAAGAAGATGACACCCCATACGAGGCTCCCGTCATTCAGCCAATAGCAACACCTGACCTGCCAAGCAATCCGACAGTAATCAGTACGCAAATGGAAAACGGCGAAACAATGCTCACAGCCCCAAAAGGTACAGACATACAGCAGGCTGTAACACAGGGAGCCCCATCGGTGGTGGCGAACGGGTCAAAAACAATCGTTCAGTACACACTCGTATTTGACAGCCCAGACCAGCAGAGAAAATGGTACGACTTTATTCGCTGGCTAAAATCAGACCCTGGCACAGACGGAGAAACAACTGCGGAACGAGTATTAAATTTCGTTGACGCACACGCAGATTACTGATTTTCCTGTAAGTTAGTAGCGATGAAAAACCTTCTACTTGTTGGCGATGTTAGAGAAACACTCAAACAAATTGCAGACAAATCAATTCACTGTTGTGTCACAAGCCCACCTTATTGGGGTTTACGGGATTACGGAAACGACGGACAACTCGGTCTAGAGCCAACGCCAACCGAATATGTTGACGAATTAGTTAAGGTATTCAAAGAGATACATCGAGTTTTGCGAGATGATGGAACCCTGTGGCTAAACATTGGAGATAGTTACGCATCTTTTAGAGATGGGAAAGTTACCCCAGATACCACAAGAGGCGAAAGCAATGGAACTTTCGTAGAAAAAGGTAAAGCGTCCAACCGCATGGCATCATCCTTTGTCGGCACATCCATAAAACACAAAGATCTGGTCGGAATACCATGGCGTCTCGCCTTTGCTCTGCAAGCAGACGGCTGGTACCTGAGGCAAGACATCATTTGGGCTAAACCCAATCCGATGCCAGAATCAGTTGCGGACAGATGCACCAAAAGTCATGAATATATATTTTTGTTAACCAAATTGCCAAAATATTATTTTGACCATGAAGCAATTAAAGAAAAAGCCGTATCCAACAACAAGCCTCGACAATTCGGAGCCACAAAACCAGTGGGGACTATGAGGCAAGATGTCGGCAGGATTTTTGAAGATAATGGAACAAGGAATAAGCGTTCCGTGTGGACGGTGACGGTTAAGCCCTTTAGGGAGGCACATTTCGCCACATTCCCCTCGGAACTCATAGAACCGTGTGTCTTGTCTGGAACCTCAGAGCACGGTGTGTGTAATCAATGTGGGAAACAGTATGAACGCAAAATGGAAAAAGGGAACATACCCGAGAGAAAAACACGAGACAATACATTGGGTGTACATCCAAACAGGTTGACCACCACTCGTCTCAATAGTGTTGACATGATTGCAATACCACAACATCAGGTTGGGTGGCAGAAAACTTGCGATTGTGAAAAAAGCACTCCAGTCCCCGCCACCATATTAGACCCCTTCTTTGGCTCGGGAACTACGGGTCTTGTTGCCCAACAACTGGGAAGGAATTGGGTTGGTTGCGAAATCAACCCCGAATACGCAAAAATAGCGTCCGAGAGGCTCGCTCACGGGTTCTAGTTGAAATAAACTAGGCAAGTGGAAACCAATCTCATAATATGCGGTGATGCCTTAAAGGAACTGCGAAGATTGCCTGACTCAACAATCAATACTGTTGTAACTTCGCCACCGTATAACAAAAAAGGAATACAAAACGGTAGGACTCAAAACAGTAATCAAATATGGCAAAAGCACAATATTGATTACAACGAGTACCACGACAACATGCCCGAAGACGAATACCAGAGTTGGATTATCGAGATAGTTAACGAACTTCATCGTGTCATCACGCCCGACGGTTCTATTTTCTTAAACCACAAACCGAGGCGTCATAATAATCAAGCCAGATTACCCACAGAGTTCATTCACAAAACAAACGCAACCATCTACCAACTGATTATTTGGAACCGTAAGAACAGCCCGAATATACGCAAAGACCATTTGCTTCCGAACACAGAACATATCTATTGGCTATCCAAAGACAAACCAAAAACATTTCGAGAGAACATAGACTCAAAATACCTAGGTGAAATATGGGATATTCCGCCACAAAGACAGACCACACACCCTGCGCCATTCCCTCCACAATTAGTGGAAAACTGCATTCTTCTGACCACGCAACCAGAAGACATAGTTCTAGACCCATTCAATGGAATAGGCACAACGACATCGGGTGCGAAACGCCTAAACAGGCGATACATCGGGTGCGACCTAGACGCCGATTATGTGGCGCAAGCGAACAGAGACTTGACAAAGTATTTTTAGTCGTCTACACTGGGACAGTGTTGGTCTTGGCAAATAGTGGTACAACCTATGAAAACATTTATTTTTACAGGTTGTGATTTACAAATTTAGCCGATAGACTGAATATACTAGAAAGAAAAATAACTAGACCGAAAGGCAGTATGCAAGTGAAAAAACTAAATGAAGAAATGATTGATAAGTATCATTATTCACTTTGGGATGAAGCAAAGGAAAAACACGGGAGCGTCTACAAGGTTCCCTTCCAAGAAATTTTACAGATGGGCGATTTGGTTCGAGGGTTGCATGTCCTGCACCTTTGGCAAAAACAAGGAAGCACGGGGAGCGGGGTGCGTTTTCTGGCGGGTTACAACTTCGGACAGCAGACATTGGAAAGATTGTCATCGGAGTTTCTTGAATACTTTGGTGTTGAGTCAGAGGAAGAATTCAAAAAAGAAAAAGTACCCGTTGAGAAGCGTGCGGACAAATTCAGCAAGTTTCTCAAATGGGCGAACGAGCATCATTTTGAACAATTCACGACCGAGCAACTAACCGAGCAAAGTGGTTTCTCGTATCAGACCACCTTGAAATACTTACAGGAATCACCAACTTTCAGAAAACTCAAAAAGGGTCTATGGGAAATCCGTTGCGCAAAAACCGACCGAGAAGCGGCGGGCAAATAATGACCACCATAGAAGACATCAAAAAATACACAGTCCACATTCCACTAGACGGACGCAACGGTGACAGTCTCGGAGGCGACCTAGACATAGAACTAGACGAACAACAAGACGACTACACCACCCCCGAAGAAGAACAACTCATACAACAATGGTGCGGAGACAACCCCGCACCAGTAATTAAAATCAGAGGACGCAGACACAAACAACTCACGCTCACCAAAGAAGCACTGAAACACCTCATAGAAATCATCAGATACCGAACACAAGATTTCAACATAGACCCCCGAGACCCTGACTGTCGCAACTACATGGCATTCGGACAGAGACTCATTGACTCACTGACCCACACCCTCAACGGCACCACTCGACCACCTAAACCCAAAAAACCCAAATCTCTCACCGCAAAACAAAGGGAAGAACTCACCAAACAACGACACAGACTCCTCACCAAAGAAGCACAGATTATTTGGAAAAAAATGGAGCAATGGCACCGAGGGAAACCACTACCCAAAATAAAAATCAGTTACACCAGACAAAAAAACAAACGGGGCATGGGGTTCGCACACGAAAGCGGAAAGCCATGGGGGTGGATACAAATAGACCTACCAACCGAAATCCCCGACGACAACCAATGGTGGCATTGGGCAGTCCTCGTCCACGAACTTGCACACCACGCATGTCCACCGATAAAAGCAGAAACGGGCAAAGGATGGCGAGACAACTCACATCACCGTGTCTTCTACTATTGCATCAGGCATGTATGGGAAAAGCGACTGAAGTGTGAACTCACCTTCAAAGATGTAAAAACTTGGGGTTACTCGGTAGACCGCATCATAGAGAAACAAGGGAAACACCTCGTAAGGTTCAAACTACCCAACCACAAAAAATAACCCCAAACAGTCCCCCGCTAGATAAACTAAAAAATCATGGCAAAACGCATGACATATTTAGAACGGTTCAACCAAAAAGTAGAAAAAACAGATTCTTGTTGGCTTTGGACAGGTGCGAAAGCCTCTAACGGATACGGATGCATGTCGTACAATGGCAAGTCCACTAGCGCCCACAGACTCAGTTATCTACTCCACAAAGGTGACATACCTGAAGGTTTAATCATCTGCCACACCTGCGACATTCCACACTGTGTAAACCCAGACCACCTATGGGTTGGTACATACACACAAAACTCTCACGACATGCTCGAAAAAAACAGGCAAGGTGAAAACATGCGCGTTAAAACGCATTGTCGCAAAGGACACTTATTCACCCCCGAAAACACGTATGTGAGAACAACCGCCGACGGGAAAAGTCACAAAAACTGTAGACACTGCCGAAAAATAAACAAAAAAGTAAATAGAAATAACCCTGAGAAAAGACAGAAAATATTGAAATATGAACGCGAATACATGAAAAAATATAAACGCAAACAGCCACCCGATAGATAAACTACAACGAGATGGAAAACGCTACGAAATATCCGTTGATGCACCTCACCGCCCGAGAAGTATTACAACTGCGCAGATTTACCGACATCTGTAAAGCAAACAAAAACGACCACCAAGTCACCGACCGCAAATACACAACACAAGCCACAGAAAAAGGCATCATCATGCTCGGCAAAGCAGGAGAAGTAATCGTCTCCCGCTACTACAACACAGAAATAGATTGGGAAATCTATGTAGGCGCAGACAACGGCTTTGATACAACCATCAACAACAAAAGCACCGAAATCAAAACATCAAGCCAAAAAAATCTTATAATCAACGACCCAGAACACTGCAAATATGGGCTATGGAAACCCAACACCGAACAATGCATCGTCGTATGGTGCAACCAACCCAAAAACCAATGGGAAAACATCGGCACAAACACACAATTCCAAATAATCGGCGGAACAACCCGCGAACATTTCTTTACAAACGCCCACAAAACAGACTACGGCTACGGACCAAGACTCACCCTCAACGCAGATAGCCTCATCCATCTGTGAACACCCCCGTATCACACCAAGCCCGCTCAACACTCCCATTTGACACAGCGCTCTCAGCCTGCCAAGAACACGGCGTCAGCGTTTTCTATCCACTAGCCGAACACGCCCACATGTCATCAAAAATGCGGGCACTCATCGTGAAAGCAAAACAAATCTGCGACACATGCCCAGTGAAAACACCGTGCCTCGAGTATGCACTCGTCAACGAATCATACGGCATCTGGGGGGGCATGTCCGAAACAGAACGACAATACGAACGCATGAACAGGGGAATCGTCTATCAGCCTTGGCACACGGGCTACGGACATGAAATAGAAAGTGCCAACGCCATGCGAGCACGCAAAAGATGGAGAGACCGAAAACTCAAACAAAACGAACTAATTTAATAGAACCATGAAACCAAAAGAAAAAAAATCACCCAGAAAAACAGAAATAACAACAGCCGACATAACCTTCATCGGAGGGACATTAGACAAGCGAACCCTCCGCTTCATATACCCAACACCCCAATACCTAGTCATGCACAAAGGCACCGAACTATACAAACGCCTAGACCCCACAGGCGTAGTAGACGCCAACTACCAACACACCACTAACTGGGAAGAATACACACCCCGAAAGGAACCATTCTGATGTACATCAACACCATCGCAAACATCGCCAGAAACGGACGCCGACGCTCATACGCCCTCCTCTGCTACGCCAGAATGCGCACCAGAATGTCCCAAGGAGAATGGTTCACCAGAGACGACTACTACAACTTCCAAGTCCAAAAAATAGAAAAATCCAAAATACAGGACTACACAATTCGACTCGCCCAAGCAGGACTCCTAGAACGCCACCCCAACAAAACATTATGGAGAATCACCACCGACGGCATCAAATCAATCCCCGCAATAGAACGAAAAATGTATCAAATGAGCCCACACGGAAACAGCAACAACAACGAAAACGAAAAAAATCGCCAAAACCGCCTACAACAAGAAGAAACAAAAATCCTCAACGAACTCCTCACCAAAGCAACAATCCCCAAAACACAAAAACGCGCGCCGAATTTTTTTGGAAAACACCCCCAACAGTCACCCGCCAGATAAACTAAAACGCATGGAACCTTTACTAATAGAATTAGAACCCTGGGAATACGAACACGCTTGCGATGTAGGAATACGCAGATACACCGCAAACTGGAACAAACAAGACGCC